TCTAGGTTTACTTTATTGGCCATCTTCTTCTAGTTGTTCTTGTTGTTGGGTTTGCTGCTGGGTGAGTCTTTCGTTCTTGCCATCCTCCTTCATCACCTCCAGCTTTTCCTTAAAGTTCTGATCGTCTTCACGGAAACCAAGTGTGGCCTGTGCTTTGATCATCTCGATCTCCTTATGCATCTCGTGCTCCATCTGCATGAGCTGCATGTCGAGCTGACCTTTGAGTTGGATTTCCTGCTGCTTGAGCTGAGACTCCATCTGGATCTCCTGCTGCTTTGCCTGTGATGCAGCTGCAGCAGCTTGTTGAGCCTGCTGCGCCTGCACTTGAGAATTCTGTGCAGCCATCTCTTGTTGCTGCTTCATTCGCTTCTTGCGGCGAAGGACGAGCAGCCTCTCTGCCTGGTTCACATCCTTCAGCGTGCGAACAGCGATGGCGTCTTCAAGATCGATCTGACCCTGCTGAATGGACACCTGGATGTTCTGCTCCAGGTACTCCTTGTCCTTATCCTCCATCTCTTTGACGACCTGTACCCCGAAGTTGTACATGGCCAAATCTCTGAATGAATCAAGGACCGACATGTTGGTCTCTCCGATAGCGTTGGCGTAGATCCTGAACAGCACGGACTCGGATGGGATGATCTGAATGCACTTGACGATATCCTGACACACCTTCTTGTACATCATCATCGATGCGTTGGTGATGTCGTGGATTGCATTGTTGCCCTGGACGATGGCGTTCTGCTGAACCCCGACGAGCATGTCACCCTTAGGTGTAGTGCCGTCCATGGATTCGTTGATGCCAGACGTATCTCTGATCAACTGCAGGTAGTGGTTGTACAGAGCCACCAACTCTTGAATGTTCCTGATGGCATTGCCGATTTCCCGTACTGGAGGATTCTGGAATCCACCCTCTGGGTTCTTGCTCCTGTAGTAGAAGACACCAGTCTGCTCGTAGATGTCGTGGATCTCCAGTGGCTCAAGCTCACCGCCCTTTCCAAGCTGAACGTTCTCCAACCCTTCGATGTCGATGATCAATCCATCAGGCTTGGCCTTGGCGACCGCCTGCTGGATCTTCAAGTGAGTGAGCTGAAGCATGTCCGCAAACCCTGTGCAGCTGTCCACCATGGATTTGGGGACCATGCGCAGCATGTTTGTGGCTACGGGAGAGTAAGACAACGTCACACGGCTGAGGTCGTGTACGTTCTTCGGCATGTTTTGCTTCTTGCCGTACCCGTAGATGGTCTCGGTACCGACGATGAACGAACCACCGTAAACGCAAGAAACCTCCATCTTGTGAGGCTTTCTTTCGAACACGGTGCCAGCTCTCTCCTTGTAGGAGTCGCCCTTGTAGTAGAAGCCAGTGTTACCGAATCGGTTCTCCTTCTCCTCGAAGTAAATGCAATCGACACCGATGAACTCGAAGTCCATCACCTCCACCATGTACTCGTCGTATCCGTAAATGGTACGCATGTACCTGTCGTCGTAGTGTGACGAGTTAAACCTAGATGCGTCGTTGGAATACTTGTCCTTGACCTTGTTTGCGATCTGCTTGTAGTCCTCCTCTGTAAGATCGTCTCCCGCCAACCGCTTCAGCTCCTGAATGGGGATGCGCTTGATGTGACCAGCGTACACCATATCCCCGAAGTTAGGGTCCTCCGTGTAGCTGTGGACGAAGGTGGAGGGGTCGACGTACTCCACGTCGATTCCCTTGTTGGGATCGTTCTGCCTCTTCACGACAGCCATACCCAAGGACACGAGGTCGAGTACAGCTCTGCGGAATGTGGAGTCATTGAAGTTCGCCCAAGACAAAGTCATCGCAGTGGCAAGCTGTGCGGCCACCTCTGCGTCCGTCTTGATATTCGTGTCCATGAACATCTCAGCCTCCTCCAAAGATTCTGGGATGTCGTCTGGGTCCATGTCGAGCACTGCGCCCGTCTGCGCCTTCAACTGCTGCAACTCCTTCCGCGCCTCCACCTGCATGCGGATGCGGTCCTTCTTCTTGTTTTTCTCGGAGGAAGAGACAGGGTCGATGGACTCCAGGTTCGGATAGGGATCCCTTGACAAGATTTTGTTAGCGACGATCTTGACAAACTTGGGGAGGATCGGTACGGGAGTGTAGTCGAGATTAAGCAAGCTACCGTCCCCGTCCATGGGGGTGAGTGAGCTTAGAAGTTTTTTGTAGATTGTAGTATCTTGCGTACCGTTCGCGTAGTCTCTGTTGCGACTGAAGATCTTGTTTCTTCTACCGTAGAGAGAGTGGGTGTCTGTAGACTGCCCCCACTGGGAGTAGATGGCCATGGCATATTGGAGGCCATAGGACTTTTCCCTCTTCGCCTCTGCAGCAGCTAGAGGATCTGGAAAACCCTTCTTCTTATTGTTGTCGCTATACATTGGCACAAATATAACAAATCAGCCCATTGTCTTGTAGCGACGGAAAAACTGACGCTCCGTAAAGTCCGTGCGCTCAACGGGTTTCGACTTCTGCGAAGCCAGGAGTGCGAGACCAGAACTAATCGTCAAGTCAAACTTGGTTCGATCGTTAATCTTAAAGCCGATCCAATCCTCCAGAGTCCTGTTGAAATACATCTTCCCGTACTCACCTGTATTGTTATTCATGCCTACGTGATCGTGGATGTACTGCTCGATGGACTGAGCATGAGACTGGATTACATCCTGAGAGTTGGACGGGATACCTTTTGTCTTCACATTCACCTTTGCGTTGGCGGACATCAGATGCTTCGGCCTGTCCATCAGGTATCCATCGTAACCTCTTGATTCAAAGTACCTTACAATACCATACTTGTTATTCTCCACCAGGAGCGGGTATCCGTAGAAGAACGCAGCCATGAGCACGTCCTCGTAGAAGATCTTAGCCAAGTCTGGACGTGAAGCGTACTCCACGACAAACATGTTTGATGGATTCTCGATATGAAACTTGTTGTACAGATGCAGGGCTCCCTTCGAGCCCCTGCCATCCACTGTGGCATCCAGGTCGTACGAGTCAACCCCACCACATCCACGATCGACGAACGGGGCGACAAGCTTGCCGCCGTCCATTCTCCTCACATTGCGCTGCTCTTGCGGGGGCATCCACGCCACGCGGAATCTCCCGTTGACGTCTGGAGAAAACACGACAGTCTTGTCCTTCTCCTTCCAGAGGAAGTTGCCCTTGACTACAGGGTTGGGGAACAGCTCGTCGTTGTACTCGACCTGCTGGTAGATCTTACCTACGTTGAATATGCTCCCGTCGATGCTGTCACGGAACGCCTCATCCGTGGTGAACGGGAACTGCCTGGTTACCTCGTTGAGTTCCGAAGGATCGCCCTTAAGACTTTCTCTTTCATTTTTGAGATAGGTCTTCGCACCGATAAGAACAGCGTCGCCGTCAAGCCCATCCACAGGCTCAGCAGGATCATCAACAATGGGTCTACCGTGAACATCAAAAAATCCCTCTAAAGATTGGTACGAAGGTATGAACAATCTGTACAATCCAGATCTGGTCCTCCCGTTTGCGTTTCGTTGATTGGGGTCGGAGTCTGCCCAAAGGTCTTTGTACTCCTTACCTCCCTTGTCCATGGGATTCACAGTAGAACCCACCAGAGCCTTTCCCACAATCTTGCGACCCACGATAAGACACGTACGCTGAATCCTCCAAGCGTCACGAATATCCGTAGGCTTCTCCCACTTACCCGCCTCATCGAGATACATGATGTGTAGCTTCTCTCCGTCGTATGCGTTGTTTGTGGTGTTCTTCCAGTTGATTACCGTATTAAGAGCCTCGCCCGTCTGCGAAGTCTTATTCTTCTTCGTGATTCTCTTAGAGGGCTCGCGAAAAGCCAGCTCCAGGCGCGGATTGGTCGTTCCATCTTGAATGGGTTTAAAGAAGAAGGGGTAGTGCCTAAACATGTAGACCACCTTCTTCATGAATATATTTTCTTGAGCGTCCTTACCAGTCTTGGACTGGATGCCAAGGAGCTTATCCTTGACCTGTGTCGCTTCATCTAGGAGTACAGACGAGCAGATGTTCGTGTACCCGCTTCGTCTGCACTTAGTGTAGAGCTGACCAATACATCGGTCATCCGCCTCACACGCAGACAAATGTAAGAAAATATCTCTTTGGAACAAAAGGAAGCTCGGATAGCCTATATCCATCCGAGTCCATTGAAGCATCATGTAGTGCCTGCCCGTAATATATGTAGGCTCACCGTCGTTAAAGAACCAAAAGCCCTCACGCCTACGGCGAAACTCCTCCTCGATATACGGACGAAACTTCTGCCTGAACTCTTTTGGCATTTCCGCCCACTCATCCATAGACTTAATCCGAGACAACTCCTTTGACATAGAAACCCTTTTCCACAACTGCATGTGGTTTGGAAGTCCATGTCCTTCAATCTCCTCTTCGGGAGGCTGAGCGGGAAGTGCAATGTGTAACCCACCGATTGAAAGACTTTCTCCTTTCGTACCGTTGGGGCAAATTGCGATAATGTCCTCAGCATCAGTAGACACGACCGTGACTGTCTCGCTTAAACGACGGCACTCCAGTCTTTGGATTCTTGATCTCCATATACTTACCGCACGGACACTTAATGTCGTGGTAAGCCCCGTCCCCTCCGAACTTGATGGAGACCCCTGTCTTAGACTCTTCGTGTTTCTCCTTGCACTTGCAAATGTAATCTGCCATATTAGTTAATTTAATTTGTACACCCGCAGGGACTCGAACCCCGAACCTGCGCATTAGAAGTGCGCTGCTCTATCCCGTTGAGCTACAGGTGCATTCTATTACTCTTCGTTCCAGGAATCCTCCCAGAAGTAGTGATGTCCGTCGTTTCCGTTTTGGCCGATGATGTTCATCCTCCTGTTAAGGTACATCTCATTCTGCCACCAAGGGAGTTTATTTTGAGAATTTTTCTGCGAATCCTCCTGAGTAGTCTTTGGCTTCTTCGATTCCTCCATGGTCCTTTAGGTCTTTGATCATTTGTTCTAGACGCTGGCGCTCGACCAGTAACTCCTTGCAATCTGTGGCTGTCTGCTTTATGGACTGGAGCTCGGCTTTGCGAGCCGCGCCTCCAGCCTCTGGATCCACAGGCTTCCTCACTTCGTCGATCATGTTGTTGATGGCAACCTCCATGCTCGACATCAGCCTCTGTGCAGCTTCAATCGTTGTGAATTTCTTGCGTGACAAAGTTTACGTATTGGGGTGTCTTATCGCCCAGGTGGGCTCCGACAATGTTGTACTCAATGAACTCTACCGCGTCGTCGTACTCCAAACCTTCTAAGATGAGTACCTCAATCATTTTGTTGATGTCGTACACGGCTACGACATTAGCCCCGTAGGTGCAGCCTACCAGGGCTTCGTCGAATCCGTCGGCGGTGAGGCATTCTTCTTCCTCTAAGATCTCCATAAGACGCTCTTTGCCAATCATGCTTCTGCGTATAAAAGATCTTCTACCCTAGTTCTATAGTATTCCTTGCCGTCGATCTTGATTCGGTAATCTCTGTTCTCCTTAAAACCCACGACATCGCCTACCTCTACTCCGATGTCATTCAGTTCCTCGGACTCGAACGCAACCCTGCCCTTGGTGGGGAGCTTCTCCGTCAACTGCACCATCTCGATCAGATCGTTCGGGAACTCCTCCTCTTCTACAGGTTCGAGCAACGACCAGCCGAAAAGCGGTTTGATCTCGTCCGTATCCTGGTCCTTGTATGCAATGGCCTGATTGCTCAGCGCCTCCTTGCTGCACTTTACGATATAGTGCTTGTCGTCTCCCGTGAGGACCTGTCCTCCCTGCATGACAACGAGGTGATGAAAGTAGAGAGTGTCTCCTGGGCGTACTCCCGTATCAATCTTAAATGGTGAACAGACGACAGGGCCTTCAGTGACTCGGTTTTCGAATTCCCCATTCTCGTTGTATTTATGATCGATGTGAAGCTCTAGGCCGCTGTCGGTCACGAGGGTGTCGTTGATGAGCTTCTCTAGCTCAACAACAAAATAGTTGTAGGTGCGCATGAATTAAAAGTTACAGTCGTATTCAATAATGCAGGGCATGTCGTCTACAGATTTCCATAGAACCTGCCCGTCATCTGTCTGTAAATATACGAGGTATCTTTTTTTACTGTACCTAAATAGGTGCTCGTCGTCCAACACGATTGCAGACACATTGCCTGTACCTGCCTTCATTCCTACGTAGTACGCCATGGCATCCTTTGGATCTCTGCCTATGACAATCTTTCTAATAAGTCCGTCCATTAGTTTAGTGAAATACCGAGACCGTTGAGTAGATCGTCGAGGTCTCCCCCAATGTCCTTCTTCTCTCTCCAGGTCTCTCTAATAAAATCGATTACAGTATCTAGTTCTTCTTCGGAGTCCAGAGAGTACCCATACATCGTCTTCATCGTAGACGTCGTATCCGTATACGGCTCCAGAATACCCACTACAAAGATAGACATTAACTGATCTCTCATTTCGTACTTGTCGATGATCTCGTCGATCTCCATAAGTTTTTGCTGAATCTCCATGAGGAAGTCGTCTTGCTTCATATCTTGTAGTTTATTATGCCGAGGAGTAAAGTATCATCCAAGAAGATGTTCCGCGACTTTGCTAAGCAAGATAAGAAGTATCTGCGTAGGAACAATCTCAAGAGACTCAAACAGGTGAGACAGAGGGTACAGTCGGAATGGGAAATCTCATTCTCCGACCTGGAGTTTTTGCTCTGGGGGTACGACCTTCAGTTCTTCACGATAGATTATGCTGCCCAGGATCTGGGTGCCAACAAGACGAATCTGTCAAACAGGGTCATCTATCCCTTGCAGAGTAAGAAGTATCTGTACAAGCACTTCGACAAGCTCACCCCATCCGACACGTACGAGGATCACCTCTTCAGAGACGAGACCAAGTACAACTACCGAGTACGCTACGCCCTCACACAGAGGGCTAGGCTACTCGTACAGAAGTTCTACAGAGAACTGGAGAATTGATCAGGTCAGAGAATCGACTTCAATCCTTGCGCAGTTGGGGCTCTCGAATGAACCACCATCTCTGCTGACTCTAGATTGGAAGTCAACAATTATCTGAATATCTCTTGAGTGATTCGCACTCAAAGTAGAAACCTCTGTGAGAACACAGTTGCTGGCTTCGAAAGAACCGCCGTCCCCTGCTACCCTCAAAGCAAAGTCCCTGACAATGTTTCTGTCGAGGAAGTCGTCGTCCAGGTTGTCAAACGCGCTTGTAAGGCAGCTAGGGCTTTCTGTACTACCTCCGTCTCTCTCTACCCTCAGCTT